TGTCTTGGCCTTTCCCTGGGGTGAATTCACCCACTGGAATACCCATTCTTCTAAACTCTTGGTAAAGAGCAGCACCGTTAGACTTTTTCTCTACAATAAAAGCATCGGGTTCCCATTCGCGATATTCCTCGATACAAAGTTGTTTTAACTCTGGAAATTCTAGCCGTTGTTTTATTGCATTCAGTAATATTATATTATAGTTATTAACATCTTCGTTAAAAAATACGCCCCATGTGGTTAATGCGTTGTAATCGGCTCTATTATTGGCCTCTTGAGCGGCATCTAGGGTCATTATAATAAATTCACACTCCGGTGGGTCTTCTTCTTCCCATATATTCCACCATTCTCGTTTGATTAGTGCACCTTCTTCGGATACTGGGTTTTGTAAGTACTGAGCGTTCCAATACCGTATATCTATGGCTGCACGTCGGGCTTGTAGCTCCTCAATACTCCAGAACTCAGGCCATAAGGGCACTTCATTACCCATTTTATCTTCTAAAATCGCCGGAAATTCAACCACTTCCCATTGATCTACGTCATCGTTCTTAATCATCTGGTTAACTATCTGTCCTGTCAAGTCTAATTTAGACCATCGAGTCATAACTACAATAATAGCTCCACCCGGCATAAGCCTTTGTAGTGGTCCAGATTGAAACCACTCCCATGCTGGGAGAAAAACGTCTGATTTCCCTAGCTTTGCGTCCTGTTCAGAGTGAGGATCATCAATTATGAATAGATCAGCACCGCGACCTGCAAGAGCACCACCAACACCAATAGCAAAATACTCGCCATTATAATTAGTTCCCCATCGAGAAGCCGACTTGCTATCCGCTTGCAAGCTAATATTAGGGAATATATCTTTATATTGATCTGAACCCACGAGGTTCCTAACCCGGCGCCCAAAGTTAACCGCAAGGTCAGCTGTGTGCGAAGCCATGATAACCTTCTTAGCAGGGTTGTTGCCCAAGAACCAAGCTGGAGCCAGATAGGATATAAGCTCACTCTTCCCGTGTCTCGGAGCAATATTAACAATAACTCTTTTTCTTTTTCCCTGTGCAATTTCTTCAAATAATTTAGCCAGCCGTGCATGATGTGCTCCTACTTTGTAGTCTGGGTAGACATGTTTAATAAAGTCTAGGAAGTTAGCCTTTCCATCTTTCTGCGTAACGTCCTTCTGGTAATCTTTTAATAGTATTAAGTTTCTCTGCCTTTCTTTTTCTGACATAGTAGGTAGTGCTTTCTGTAGTACCTCTAGGTCGTCGTGACTAATCATCTTCTATGATCTCGTGATTACCCTCTATTATCTTACCTTTAAGTTGTTCTATCGTTTCGCGGAGTTCTTTCTCTAGCTCGTCTCCTGATTTATTAATGTGTGTAATCTCGGTCTTTCTCTTAAACGCATCGACTCCATCGACTTCACCTATCTTACTCCACGCTTGTATTCTCTCTCGAGAGGTTTTAGCCAACGACGCTTCCTGTAACAGTCCATTAAGTACTGACAGTTTAATATCCGCTAAGTCTTTTGCTACCATATGGCTAGTCTGCGCTACCATGCCGGCTAGGTAGGCTATGGTCTCGTTAGGATAGGTGCCGAAATCTGGTTTGAGCTCAGGGTTTTTCATCATGGTCTTTGCTACTTCTTCGGCTTGATCCATGTCTTCTGTAGTGGGCTCTATATTTCTCCCAGATAAATCAGAGATTAACTTAACGGTATTTGACCGCATCGTCAGTTCTTCCTCCGGTGTCATGTCCGGAAGTGCTTGCCTCGCATGCTTAGGTATAGGAACGTTGTCCTCTATAGGAGGCATCATAACGGGGTAATCTGAATGTTGTTCTTGCATGTGTCGCTGTACACCTTGTGAATTATTTGCAGCTGTAAGACCTAAGTATAACTAATAAAGCAACAATTGGCAATATATAAACATTAACACCAGGAAAAAAGTAAATTCTATTATATTCATACCGGTATTCTAGAGGGTTTCTAAAGTCCTTGCAGTAATGAGAATCATTTACGTTTTCCTAGCACTGGTCAGTATTCGGTATTTTTTTGCGAAATATTTTTTTGTTGAGCCTTTTCGTTTAATACGGGGGTACTTCCCATATACGGAGGGTAGGGGTCTGTTCTCGAGAAATTTGCTAGTTATTTGCGCGTGACACAGTGTATAAGAGATAGTGAGACTCCAAGATTTTTTTGGGGGGGTCGGCGTGGGGTGGGCTGCGAGTCACCAGTTTTTCCCCGTCGTAACGTACCGTCAAATTCTGGCCTATACCAAAAAACCCTTTGGAATCAATGACTTAGTCGCCAGTTTTTCACGTCATAAAGCCGATAGTGAATTACCTATCTGTTGAACTCAATGCCTTTCTATACTATAATAAATGTATGGTGAGAGGTTTTCTCTTATCATGTTTCACTAACGTCGTAACGTTACGACATAACATAAGAGGTTATACACTATGAACACTACTACTACTAAGAACCCTATCGCTACATTAGGTTCAATCACTAAAGTTCAACTAACAAAAGATGTCAATATATTAAGAGAAACTGAAACGAATCAGGCTTCCGTTATCTTAGGCTGGAATACTAACCTTGTAACTGATAAGAAATGGTATGACGTTTCTAATGGTTCGTTACCCGTCGAATTTCAAGCGGTGACAAAATCGGCCCTCGCTAATGAGTACTTTGGAAAGCCTGAAAATGCGGGGTTAGTCGGGAAATTTATAACTGACGGAAAAGTTAAACGGGTTGATGATAATACGTTTGCCAGTTACAAGGGTGAAAAAATAGATGTTACTTTGAACCTTATTATTAATGGCGACCTAAAAAACATCAAAGAAAATCAAGGCGGGGCACTGGCGGACGTCGTAAAAGATTCCCGTCGGAAATTCACTAAAGATTTTTGGGATAAAAAAATATCTACATGGAAAAAAATAGGAAAAGAACTCGATAATTCCGACGGGGATGTCGAAACTTTGAAAAAAGAAAAGGCGAATCGTTCGTTTCTTGAAATGTTACAATGGAATATTTTAGGCGAGCCTGATTCCCATAATACAGAACCATACGCTAATGCTTTACTGAGAAAGGCGATTAATTCTAAAGACGTTAAAGCCGATAAAAAAGTATTTGAGAAAATATTTAAAAAGGCTTTATCCGACTATGAAAATGCCGTCACCCTTTCAAGTAGCGACGCTAGCGACGTTATTAAAGCGATAACAAAATAATCGCTTTGTCTTTAGAAAAACCTGAGCTTATCCCTCAGGTTTTTTTTCGTCCTAATTTCTGGCCACGCAGCGGTCTGTCACCAGTTTCTACGTGATAGTGAGTTTTCTCTGTCGTTACTTTACGACATGAATAGGGGAAGTTAAAAAATAGGGGAAGCGTAAAAAATAGGGGAAGCGAGTTTTACCCCCATCGCCAGTTTCCACCCAAGGATACTTTTGATAGTTAGCGGGCTGCGCTGCATAGGGCACTAAGTTCCACTTTTAGTTCCACCCAGTTCGGCTTTCGGTTCATACCTAAGTGTATGATTCTAATCAAGAGTTCCATGGTTCGGTGTTTTTTGGTGATAGTGTGTGGTTTGGAAATAATACAAGGTCTTAAGTCCTTTTTAAGCAGTGTATTTCATTTAGCACAAAAGTACAGAATATCTATTTTCCTACGAACCGTAGAACCGAGGGGTAAGATAAGAGAAATACTATAATAATATCTTTAATAGATAATAATGATTTACTTTAAAAACAGCTACTTAGGGAAACTACCCCTATTATTATATGGGCAGTTCAGGTTCACATAAGTGAAGTTACAGAGAAATAGAACCACGAACCGCCGATACTACCTGAGCAAAAACAACGACTTAGCGTTAGCACCCAGAGAACGTACGCTAAACATTTGGTGACTACGTAGCCTCCCCTTACGTCAGATAGTGAGCACCTGAATTGCCTACCTATTGATTAATATGGGAAGTTGTGGGATAATGTATATACTGCCATGAGAACACTAAGGCCGTGCAGCCCTGCGAGCTTAAGTTTCTTTGACAGTGTCACACAGGAGATGTCGTTACTTTACGACATGTTGTTTTTTCTTTTAAAAACTAGGAGTTATTACTATGAATACTAAGATATATTCGCAACAAGAGTTAGAAAATACCGCAACAGAATTACGTAGAGTTCACACATGGGAACTGTTTCTTATTGGTTGTCCGTCAATAATGTTCTCAGTAGCCATAGGATTTTTATGGGGGGTTTCAATATGAGCTACGAAACAATCGAGGTACGTCGTAAGAAAAGAAATTGGTATCTTATTGGGGTAGTCATTGGATTTATCCTTGGCTTTCTCGTACGGGAGTCATTGATATGAGTAAAACATTTCACGGATTCATTGACGAACATGGAATTTTACTTGATGACGACCATAACGAACTAAGAGATGAGGAAGGGTGTGCAATTCATATACCTCAATCAGAGTGGAAACACTATAAAATCATAACAGAGAGGTGGGCATAATGAGTAAAAAACGAGTGGCAAACAAAGACATTGATACCTATATTGACAAGCTAGAGATAGTCGAGGGTTCAAATATCTTCACGGAAAATAGTGGCAAGCTACCCGACCACCCTGAGACAGACGATAATTTATATATTGTTTACTCTTATGGGTGGCACTTTCCTATGTATATGTATTGTAGGCAAGCTGACCTTTGGTATGGCAATAGTGACAAGTATTCTAGGTCAACTGGCAAACACCAATCACAAGCTAGACCTACACGTAACGTCGATCAATGGCTAACTACCAATGAGATGAAAGACATGATTCGACACGGCTCAACCCTAGAGTTTCTCATCAGTCGTGCTAAAAATGTTGAGCCCTATCAACAAAGGGGGTTTGCATGAAGCCGTTATGTAAGTCGTGTGGTAGTGAGTTTTCTAAGCTGAGGTTTCACGCGGGTTATGTAACATGTCTGACCTGTGGTGAACGTGAGGCAGTCAAGAGAAAACATACTATCGCACCTATGCACAAGTCAAATTACTTAGTCATTACTAATCTTGATGACCTCAAAGGTCTCAACAATAAAGGGGGTAAACACAATGGGATATAGAAGTAGCGTTGAGTACATTATTCAATACGCAGAGCAAGGCATTAGTGAGGGGAAAATGGAGGATACCCCGCAGTGGGCTTTGTTTATTTCTGAGGCTAAGGTGAATCCCGCCACGAAACTGGCGATGGATATGGTTTGTCATGAAGGTGAGTTCGCCGAGGAAGAAGACCGACGGGCAGTCGGGGGGTTAGATATGGAGAGTCGAAGTATCCATATGCACTTTGATGACGCTAAGTGGTATGACTCGTTTGATGAAGTAATATCTTTCAAGGCGTTAATGGAAATGGCACAACAATATCCCCAACTGGAAGGAGCTTATGCAAGGAAGGGAGAAGATGATGATGATTGTGAGGTAGAGAACTTTGGGTCTGGAACTAATGGAAACCTAATCACACTCTCGCACGATTATTATCTTATTGAAGATGAGATACGATACCCCAACTATAAGTATGAAAGTGTTGTCGAGACGTCTCAACAATTAGAATTTGAATTTTACGGAGAAAAACTATGAACTTTGAACTACAACAACCGAATCACATTGTGTCACTAGCTACGTCAAGTGTATTAGTAAGCGTAGATGTGAACGTGTGGACTGCAACAAAGCAAGACAAGGGAATCTCTGATGAGGTGACTACTATGAAAAAAGCGGAGAGTGGTACAGGTAAGTTTACTAAGTACCTATTCGCACACAACCCTAAGCACCATAGGATAGTGAAGTTGCGACAGCTTATATATAAATGGCTGAAGTCGTCAACCTATCGATGGAATAATTCACAAGACTTACTACCCACGATCGACCTTGAGAAATTCAAGGGTGAGTACCATGAGTATGAACGTGAGTTTACTACTGCGGTAGAAGATTTCTTGGGAAACTATCAGAACCTTGTAAGTGACATGGCGTTTAAGCAAGGGGATATGTTTGACGTATTAGACTATCCTGACGTCGTAACGTTACGACAAAAGTTTAACTGTCGCTTGTATGTGGCAGAAGTACCGAGCCATGACTTTAGGTGTCAGGTGTCTCAGGATATTGCTGACGACTTGAAGAATCAATACCAAGACCAAGCTAATATCATTGTGAATAATGTGGTCGACGAACAGGTCGAGCGTATGACTGATGTGATTGAGAGTATATCGCATTGTTGTGGTGTGATTGAGGGCACAGACAAAAATGGCAACCCGACGTTTAAAAAACGTGCTATCTATGATACGACTATCAATCGAGCTAAAGCATTAGCGAATACCATTAAACACTTTAGTCCCGTAGAGAATGAGGCTAGTGCCAAGTTACAACAAGCAGTAGTGGCATTAGATAAAACTCTCAATGGTGTATCAACCGAATTGCTGCGTGACAGTGATGCTGTAAGAGATAGGGTTAAGTCAGAACTTGATGACATCTTATCTAAATTTAACTAGGAGAAAAACTATGAAAGTGACTATCGAAGAACTACGTAAGCTCATACCGACTATCGGTGTGGACTTGACCCCTATCATTCAGTCAGAGCCTGGGTGTGGTAAGACCTCTATCCTCAATCTGCTTAAGGAAGACTTAGGGGATAGCTATGATTATATATATGTGGACTGTCCCGTTAAGGATATGTCCGACATTGCAATGACCATACCTAACCATGCAACTAAGACCTTAGAGTCTTATGTCGGCTCATTGTTTAAATTAGACAGCAATAAACCTAAGGTGATACTGCTCGACGAGTTTATGAAATCACCTAAGCTATTGCAAGTTATCTTTACTAGGCTTATGCTCGAGAGATGTGTTGGTGATACCCCATTACCTGAGGGTTCGATTGTGTTTGGTACGAGTAACAATCAGTCCGACGGAGTAGGTGACACTATGCTTGCTCATGCGGGTAACAGAGTTTGTATTGTACAGATGGAAAAACCTGATGTAACTACATGGCTAACATGGGCAACCAACAATAAGGTGAGTGCATTGGTGCGAGCTTTTGTACACACATTTCCGAGATGTCTTGCGTCGTACACTGATGGCAATCAAGATGATAACCCGTATATCTTTAACCCTAAGAAACCTCAGCTATCGTTTGTATCACCTCGCTCATTAGCTAAGTGCTCAACGATTGTAGATAATCGAGATAGCCTTGGTGAAAATACTACTATGGCAGCTTTGGGTGGGACTATCGGTCAGTCAGCTAGTGCGGACATGTCAGCGCTTATGCGACTAGAAAGTCAGCTACCTAAGTTTGATGACATCATAACTAATCCTGAGACAACACCAATACCTGAGCAAATCTCTGCTCAACTGATGTTGATGTTTCAAGCAGTAGATAAAGTAGATACTCAGGCAACACTAACGGCATTCATGAAATACCTTAAGCGTATCGCTTCGAGCGAAATGCAAGCGGTATTCTTTACTATGCTTGTACGTCACAAGACAGCAGTTAAGTTAGCACGTTCTAATGCTGAGATTGCTGAGTGGGCAACTAAAAACCATGAACTATTCTAGGAGAGTATAAATGAACCAAGAGATGAGAATTAAAAAAGCTCATATTGCCTTGATGAAACACCCCGAAACTGCGTTGTATTCAGGGGTTATCTTAATGGGCGAGAGTAGTGTTGTTGATGATGACAACATGACTGCCTATACAGATGGGTTTAACAAGCGGTATGGTAAGAAGTTTTGTGAGAAGTTACCCGACGTCGAGCTACGTGCATTGATACTGCATGAGAATCTACATGTCGCATTGAATCATTGTGGTAGATTCCGTAAAGACTTTCAAGAGAACCCTAAGCTAATGAATGTCTGCGCAGACTACGTAGTGAATGACGTGATTGTTCACTTGGAAGACAAGGGGTTAGCTAAACTCCCTGAGGGTGGTTTGTATGAGGAGAAGTATCACAACTGGTCGGTGCGTGAAGTGCTTAATGACCTTAAGCAACAGATGTCGCAAAGTAACGACACTACTGACGCAGACACTGGTGATGACGCTAGTGCAGGGTCTCCAAGCAAGCAAAGTTTGCTCGACAGTTTAAAAACTCTAGACGAGCATGACTTTACCGCCAGCGAAAAAAGCTATGAAGAACTCAAGGAACAGACAACTAAGATTGAGAACGCTCTCAAAGAAGGTGTGATACTTGCGGGACGTCTGGGAGGTAAGACACCGAGAGCTATTGATGAGATGTTTGAACCTAAGGTGGACTGGCGAACTGTCTTGAGAGATTTTGTATTCTCATCAGTAAGAGGTAGTGACGAGTATTCGTGGCGCAAATTTAACAAACGCATGGTGGCAAACGATATGTACCTACCAAGCATGGAGAATGAATCAGTTGGTGAGTTAGTCGTTGCCATTGATACGTCGGGCTCGATAGGAGATAAAGAACTGTCGGAGTTTGCGAGTGAGTTGTCTGCTATCTGCGAGACAGTAACGCCTGAAAGTGTGCGAGTGATATGGTGGGATTATGATGTGCATGGGGAACAGATGTTTACTCCCCAAGACTATGGCTCGATAAGAAGTTTACTTAAGCCCCTGGGTGGTGGCGGCACTAGAGTTTCGTGTGTTAGTAGATATATTACTGAGAAACAAATCAACGCTGAAGCTATCGTGGTATTTACGGACGGCTATGTCGAGGGTGATATAGAGTGGAATATCTCTACACCGACGCTATGGCTTGTGACAGAAAACAAAAACTTTAACGGGGTCGCGGGACACGTTGTGGTTAATGTAAGTGATTAATTTAAACTATGGAGAAAACTATGAACGTATATAAAGTAAGGGTAACACAATACTGTCAACCTTTTGATGTGGTAGCACCTGACGCTGAGGAAGCTAAACGCATTGCGAGCGAGGATATGACATGGGAACCTGTGTGTGTTGATATAGATGTGGAGGATATATCATGAGAAAAGTTAATCAACGCGTAGAGATACGTGAAGTAGGACAAGTAAACAAGATAGACGTATTCCTAGGAATACTTATCGGTGCGATATGTGTATGGAGTTATTACGCGATTGAACCATACATTGACCCGCCACCGAAAGAGTTTATCTGTCAGAAGGGTAAGGCGTTTGAGGCAGTAGAGTATGGATCGAACATTTATCTTAAGACAAAGCAAGAGTGCATTGACACTCGAAGTGGCACGTTTAAATCGAGTATAACGGAGATAAAATAATGGATAAAAAATTCTTATTGATTGTAGAATCATGTGACGATACTCAGACGGAATGCTTTAACCAAGTAGTAGAAGCCTTAAGTGATAATGGTATCAATGGAAGTGTATATGAAGTAGAGGAGGGACATAATGCCTAAAGGAACTAATGAGTATCATGGCGACGAAGATGAAATTGCTTATGAACGCGAACAGAAGGAAGAGAATGACCCACGACATGAACCAAACTTTGATGACAGGGAGAGTAATGATGAGTAAAAGTTATATTGAGGACAGTATTTTGTCCGCCGCATTGGAAGAAAGTTTAGGTGATAGTAAAGTTTATCCCCTAGCTCAAGAACTAAATCATTTGTATGGGATGAAAGTGACTAGCCAAGTAGCTATAAGAAAAGATACGTACGGAGAGGGGATACAATATCGTTTTTGTGGCATAGACAAATCATTGTCGGGGGGCGGTGGTTTTGTACTATCTCATGACGGAATACCCTCGTGTGTTGTATACTATGATAATAATGTTTATCATATGTACGTTCCTTACATTATAAAGGAACGAGGCAAAGATACATGGGATAGAAAAACCATAAGCTCGGGTAAAATTTCTCAGATTATTAAGACACTAACTAAGAAGAAGTTTGCTATCCGAAACGCTCTTCCGCCTATGCAGTTAGAATACACGGACATGGCATATGCCCACAGGCAAGACGGGAAGTTATTAGGTAACAAAAGAAGAGATCTAATAGACCACCAAAATACTTTGCATTACGATTCTAGTAAAAGGGAGTACATACAAGCCTTAATAGGAAAAGTATACAATGGGGCGGGAGGTATCTCTCATGAAGCTGATAATTTCTTTAAGGAATATATTGACACCGCTAACAAAATGAACCAAGATATAGAATCACATTCGAGTATAGCGCATAGTGAGATTGTAAATGGATTCACTGCCATTGGAGTAACTACATCTGGCGGGTATATAGTAGGGAAGGTTAGTCACAATGACTCATTAGAATTTGAATTGACTGACACTCAATGCTTACGCAGCCTAGACCAACTAAGTTATTATGATAGTTTAAAACCTATGTTAACAATGCTTAAGCTACGACTAGAGGACGCAGGTTTTGATGTAGATAGAGACTATTTCCTTCGAGACACTGGCCGATGGGACGAGTCGCTCGGCATTTATTTTACACAGGGACTGAGAGATACTAGCGATGGTAATCCCTTTGATACGCAATGGACTTTATTACCTAACTTAAAGGATAACCTTGTATAGTAATCAACCAATAACTATGTCACCTATGCCCGTACCACTTGACTCTACTTTTGCAGTAGTCTTAAAGCGGGCAGAGGGTGTCGTAACGCCACGACAGGTTTCATATGAAATCTATGTACAGCCTTATACCACACGTTTTTTCACAGGGGTAACTCTCCCACCTATAGTTAGGCTCCGACTAACTATGATAAACTCTTTACCTGAACGCCCACTTAAACTCGACCACGAGCTACACGAGATCGACTTGTATCATGCAGATTCGTATGTTATCGAGCCTGAGTTTAAGAAGATAGGGTGGCGAGTATCAGAGACCATGTATATAATAATATTAACTCATGACCAACTAACATCTATCCGAGGTATCAATGACTCCCGAGAAGAAAGTAAAAGAGAAAGTTAAGAAAGTATTAAAACAATTAAACTGCTACTACTGTATGCCCGCAACGGGCGGATATGGTGCAAGTGGAGTACCCGACATCATAGCCTGTTATAAAGGTCGGTTCATAGGTATCGAGTGTAAGGCTAATGGTAACAAGCCAACGGCGCTACAACAGAAACACCTACGCGAGATTAGTATAGCGGGGGGAGTATCATTAGTTATTGACGAAACAAATATAGACATGCTAGAGTATTACGTTACTGGCAAACAAATATTTAACACAAAGGATAAAACATGAATCTAACATTAGAAGATGTAGGATTACAACATCCAGACAAGGTAATAAAAAACGATCCGTTATGGACAACCAAATCTGTCGCAAAGGCTTTGGCTAAGATAGTAAACAATAACCCAGAATTATATTTTCAACAAAAAGAGAGGAATATTATGAAAGAAATTAACAACGCAACAAATATTATGGATAAAGCAATTGAGCATTTTGATACAACCTATAAACGTTTTGAGTCAATAGAAACAGCTATACAAAAAAACATTAAGACTAAGGCGGGTGACATCAAATCGGCGGAAGAGAAACTAATGCAAGGTCTTGCTAGAATTGAAAAAGCGGCAAACTTTGATCGATTACAGCAGTATGTGACATTGATTGAGCGTGCATCTATTGCAATGAAAATACTAGCTGACCTTGAAAAGGATGGAAGGTTAGATAAGATTGCATCAGCAATTAGATAATTTAAAGGATAAAACATGAACGCAGAAGATGTAGATATGGTAAACCACCCGCCTCACTATACGAGTACCAAGTATGAGGTGATAGATGTATTAGAAGCATATTTTAAAGACGACCCGCTACTATGGCAGTGTGGTAAATATCTTTTACGG